TAGATGTAAAAGTCTTTTCTACAGACACAATGCCTAGCACTGGGGTTGAAATTCCAGCAGGTGCCTTGAATACACCACGGCTTGCATCGGTTGATAGATAAAGACCTACTACTGCACCCGTAGGTTCAATCTTACGAAGTGCTCCAGAACTACGTCCTAGTGGATCTGAAATAAAGATATTTGGATAGTAGACAGCAGCATTGCTTGTATCAGTAAGAGAGCCAGCAAAAGAAACAGCATTTGCTACTGTTAAATCTGGATCAGTTCCAATTACAACAAAGCCATTATTTGCTTCTGCCCAAGATGTTGCGTCATCAAATACCCCTACAGTTCCAGATGCTAACGCATTTGCAACAGGGAGGAATAACACTAGTGGGCGATCAAGAGATGTAAATCTCTCAAACACTGAAGAACCACCCTTGTAGGCGGTGTAATCAGTAGATGCTGTAGCAGTTCCATTTGAACCACTTGTTAGTGGGTAGGTTGCTAAAGTAATAGAAGCACCCGCATATCCACCAGCAACAGATACTGTAATGTTTGGTGAAACGATATTGATTACAGTTGGTGCATAATCACTTGATGCTGAATCATCAAAGACAATATTTTCATATCTCTCTAATAAAATATCATCACTAATATCATTAGCAACACCAGACTCCTTGTAAAGAGTTAGGGTGTAAGTTCCTGCTACAGAACCTGCAGTAAGAACAACACGAAGGTTGTTTCCATCTGTTCCAGCATTCTTAGATGTAACGGTTGCAGCAGTTGCGTTGCCACTATCGGTTAAGTTTCTAGATGCTGCCACAGCGTTAGCGGCAAGTAGGCGTTGAACATATAGTTCACGTCCACCATTTGCAAAGAATGAGCCAACTTGGAAGGTGGCTGGGAAAGAAGCGTTGTAGCCTCCAAAGTACTTAGTAAATTCATACCAAGAGTTAACAAGCGTTACTGTTTCTGGGCCTTGTGCAAAAGGTGCAACAACTGCGCCAGCAGCATTTGCAGTAACTCCACTTGGGAGTACTGGTGGTAATAGGCGTTCACTGATGTAAACACCTGGGCGGCTATAAGCCATTTTTTCTCCTAACTAGTTTGGGGGGAGGGACCTTATGGTGCCGATTGAGTGTACGAATCGATGGTAGTGAACTGAGAGCGATCTATGATCTGACTTCCAGTTGTACCTGTGACGTTAACTTGCAACACTTTGTACATCTGTTTGTATGTTTCAGCCGCAATCTCACTTGAGACACGGACTGTTATTGCATTTACGAATAATCTTCGTCCTTGTTCTGTAATGTCTCTCTTAGAGATATCCAGAACATCTAAGCGGCGAGTAGTGCCGAATACAGTGTTTGGTCCTGTATCTAGGACAGCAAACCTCAGGGGAAGTTTTGAGTAAAGTAATTGCGACAAAATTTGTCGGTCATGACGTGGTTGACGAGAGTAGGTAGTAACTTGATAATCAATGTTTACAGGAATTGGATAGTTAATTTCCCAATCATGTTCATCAGCATCAAAAGCAGTACTGTCTCCAATAATAGATGGGTTAGTTAAGTACGCTGGCTTTACCTTGCCTCTCATGGCACGGGAAAAATCTTCAGCAATATCAATCATATCAATAGTAATATATGGATAAGACTGTGCTCTAATTTCTTGATCAGGTTGTCCAAACCAGACTCCTACCTTTCGGGTAGTTCCTGGAGTAGCAGTTCCACCTGATGCAACACTAGCAATATTGGCATTGGTCTTTTCATATTTAAAAGTAGTATCACTTGGTATTAAAGTAATGTTGTATGTGCCATTAAAGGGAGTAGATGCTCCAGCAATAGTTACAGTATCGCCGACCTCAAACTCATGCGGTGTTGATGTGGTAATAGTTACTACGTTAGAAAGCAATGCCTTATTAGTAATTGTTTTGACGGTAGCAGAGGAAGCCTTCTGATCTGTTACGGTCATCTCCTTTAAGAGATTACGAAGTGCTTCATCTTCATCTAATAAGAAGGTCATAGGTAGCCATCCATGTGGCGCATAGTACGAGCCACTAAGAACTTCTCAGCCTCATACTGACGGTTATTAAAGCGGCGCATTGCAGCAGATGGGTTTCTATTTGGAGTTCCATACTCAAGATTTAAAATCTCTGCCTTGTGATCTGGATTGCCATGAATAGTAAAGGCGCCATCAGAGTGACGAACATGAAGGCTTCTAACAATATTATCTGGCCAGCCTGATGCTCTGGCCTCTGAGCGTAGGTGAGCACCCATAAAGCGAGTAGTCTCCATACTGGCTTTGTTTAAAGATTCTCTGGCTTTTTTTAAGTAGGTCACTTCTTTTTCTTCGCCTTCGCTTTTGCCTTTGCTCCAACGTAGACAGCCCCTGCAAGATAGGCTGCGGTTGTACCTGCAATTAGCGATGCGATAGCGGGACGTTTTTCTTGAGGGCGGAATCCAAACACACCCCGAATAAACTCTTCACGTTCTTGCTGATTGTTCATCTCAGCAACTTGTTCGTACCAAGGCTTGTAAGCCATAATAAATAACCCCTTTATCGCAACCTGTGGGAACAGTATTCAGGCACCGCAGCGGTGTTCTGATATAGCAATGATAAAGAAGAAAGGCCCCTTTCGGGGCCTAACTACTTATTTCTTTTTATCGATATTAGACGATTTTCTTTTTCTTCTTCTTCTTTAGCGCCTTAAAATCTGCGCCAGTAATTTTATCAGCAGGTTTTGCAGCGTTAGCAATCTTCATCTGCTTAGGGGTTAGTGACTTCTTCATTACTTACCTTTCTGGCAAGTGGAACACTTGCACTTGCAGTTCTTCATGGTGCACTTAAGAGCCATTATTTTTTGTCTTTCTTCTTATCAGTCTTTTTCTTAGCATACTTCTTATTAGCAGCAGCCAGAGTCTTCTCACCGTGCTTATCTTTTGGCCTCATACAGCCACAGGTAGCACACATTATTTACCCTTTGGTTTTGGCTTTGCTTTTGGACCTTTACCAAATCCTGGTTGACCTTTTTTCTTACCGCATCCGCATGTTGCACACATGGTCTTTCTCCTGTCTATCTATATTTTGCTGCTTTTGCAGCAATCTTTTTTGGTTGTTTTACAAACTGCTTACCAGCCTTATTGCCTTTTGCTTTGGCACGATTGGTAGCAGCCTTCTCTGAAGGAGAAAGAGAGTCCCACGCCTTATCTGGCAGGTAACGCTTCTTGCCTTTAGATTCTGACCCATCAGATGTGCGCCACTTTTGTTGCGACCACTTCTTCAAGGACTGCTGTGATTTTGCAAGGGCCATTCTAGTTCTTGTACCCTCCGCCTGACTTCTTGTACTCAGATGCAAGTAACTGTGCCTTGCGGGCGCTCCATTCCCCTGGGTCTCCGCCTTTAGTGCCAGCCTTAATCTTTTTAAATAGAGCCTTACGCTTTCCTGGCTTTGTATAGTTTCCAGCCTCATTAACTTTAGACTTTGGTTTCTTAGCAGCCATTATTTTGCCTTCTCCTTCTTACGTGTCTTAACTTTACCAGCAGGAACACAATTGGGGACTTTTTTTCCGTTCTTCATTTTAAAACCTTTTTGAACGTAGCCATCCCAACACGGTCCTTGCTTTGCCATTATCTTCCTTGACTTCTGTGAGGATTGTTTTTGTGCCAACTCTTTACTGCTTTGACACCCTGCTTAACTGTTTTAGATCCACCTTTTTTGGTTAGGTTTATCTTATCCCACTTCCCTTGATTTCCAGCGTGATCTACAATTACGTCGCCTTTTTTATTCTTCTTAACAACGTGCTCAGTACCGCCAGCCTTTAAAGTCTTTGGTTTCTCGTCTTTCTTCTTATCTGCCATCAGGTCACCGATTTCTTGTGTTTGTAACGGATAGGGGCTCTAGGTCTTCTTACTATGCCGCCCTTCTTTCTCTTTAACTTTGCGCCACCAGACTCGTACTTGCTCTCAGTAACATTTGTTTGAATATTTTTCTGTGGCTGCTTACCAGCCCTTGCGCCAATTCCTCTACGTTTCCTTGGCATTACTTACTCTTTTTCTTCTTTGACATTCCCGCTT